GCTGCCGTCCCTGCTTCTCCCCTGCTGGCCGCCCTGCCGCCTGCGTGGCTTCCCTCCTGCGTGCCCTGCTCCATGCCCTCCTCCATCCCCTGCTGCCCTGCTGCCTGCCCTGCTGGTGCCCTGCTGCTGCCCTGCTGCTGCCCTGCTGCCGGTGGCTGTTGCATCCGGTTTGAAAACAAAAGGCCTAGCAATGCGGCCCGCAATGCGCGGCCCTCCCCCCATGCCCCGCTTCGACCCGGCCTCCGCAGCGAGTACCCCATGCTTTCCCTTCCCACACAAATATCGATTTTTTTTTTACAAAATTACCCCCTCTTGACTTTCCAATTTTTTTTTTCAATAATTTTGACTGCTTATAGCTAAAGGAAATCCTATGGCCGTTATGCCCATGCCCGCCCCCGCAATGGCCGCGCCCGCGATGGCGGATGCCGCAATGGCGGCAGATGACACCGCGATGATGGCGGACGACGCCGCGATGATGGCGGAAGACGATATGATGGAAGAAGGCTACGTCATTGAGATTGTTGTGAAATCTGACGGTACCTTTGCCGTATCCAAGGAAGAGCTGCGCGTAGAAGCTGCGGAAGGCCCCGGCGAAGAAGCCATGAGCTACGACAGTCTTGGTCAGGCCCTGAAGGCTGTCATGGAACTTATCAAGAGTAACCCCATTGGTGAATCGGAACAGAGCCAGTTTGATGCCGGTTACGGAGCAAATGCCGCCTAAACAAGCACGTTTCGCGGCAGCGTATGTTGCAAACGGCGGTAATGGCGTTGCTGCTGCGGCGACTGCGGGTTATGTGCAGGCCAATGCGACGGCTTTACTGAGCAAGCCCAAAGTACAGGCTTTAATTGCCGAACTCGCCTCCAAGGTTGCTCAGAAGTACGATCTTACAGTTGAGTTGGCGGCAGCAAATATTTACCGCGAAATGACTTTTGACCCGGCGTGTTTGTTCAATTCAGACGGCACGGCAAAGAATATTCACGAACTGAGCCCGGACACGCGCATGGCGTTGGCGGGTGTTGAAGTGGACGGGGGTGTTGTTCGCTACAAGTGGGCGTCTAAGTCCGCTGCACGGGGCGACCTGATGAAGCACCTTGGTATGTTTGAACGCGATAACGCCCAAAAAGGCGAGAGTTTATCCCTCTTAATCAAATTGGTGTAACATGCACATGAACAAGAAAACAGTTAAGCCCAGCCCGAAAGATGCTAAGAAGAAGCCGATGCCGTATTCGGCACCAAAGAAATCAAAGTGACCGCTAAGAAAAGCGTATCACTGAGTGTCGGCCGAGGTGAGAAATTGCCGGTCAGCAAAGGCGCGGGTTTGACCGCCAAAGGTCGTGAAAAGTACAACCGCGAGACCGGGTCTAATCTGAAAGCTCCCGCGCCTAATCCTAAGACTAGCGCCGATGAGGGCCGAAAGGCTAGCTTTTGCGCTCGTATGGCTGGGGTTGTTAAGAAGGCTACCGGCCCCGCAGAGCGTGCTAAAGCAGCCCTTAAACGGTGGAAGTGTTAGCAAATGAAAAAGCCCGGACTTTACGCCAACATCAACGCCAAACAGGCGCGAATTGCTGCTGGCAGCAAAGAAAAAATGCGGAAACCCGGCTCTCCCGGCGCGCCGACTGCCGAAGCGTTTAAGCAGTCCGCGAAAAAGAAGTGAGAGAGCTTCCGCTTGAACTACCCAAGAAGTTGGGGTTCTTGCTGGAGCCGCATCGATACAAGGTTGTTTACGGCGGCAGAGGGTCGGCCAAAAGCTGGTCATTCGCCCGCACGTTGATCGCGCTGGGCGCGTCTCGCCCTCTGCGAATACTCTGCGCGCGTGAGTTTCAACGCTCGATCAAAGATTCGGTGCATCGCCTTCTGTCCGACCAGATTCAAAAGATGGGTCTTGGAGCGTTCTATGAGGTTCTAGAGGCGGAAATTCGAGGCCGTAACGGCACGGAGTTCATCTTTGCGGGCTTGGCGGGCCACACGATTGAGTCGATCAAGTCATACGAAGGCGTGAATATTGCTTGGATTGAGGAAGCTCAGACCGTGTCCAAGCGGGCTTGGGACACTTTGACGCCGACCATTCGCGCGCAGGACAGCGAGATCTGGGTAAGTTTCAATCCGGCTTTGGATACGGACGACACATGGCGTCGTTTTGTGGGTAGCCCGCCGCCAAGCGCGAAGGTTACCTCTATGAACTACCACGACAATCAGTGGTTTCCCGAAGTTCTGGAGGCGGAGCGTCTTTACTGCCAGCAACACAACCCGGTTGATTACGCCAACATCTGGGAAGGCAAGTGCGTCAGTGTGATATCGGGGGCCATCTACGCTCGCGAAGTCATCGATATGATGGAAGACAACCGTATTCGGCCGGTTCCATACGATCCGGGGTTACCCGTGCATACGGTATGGGATCTGGGTTGGAACGACGCCAATTCGGTGATCCTGCTGCAACGGCTGCACTCTGAAGTTCGCATACTGGAGTATCTGGAGGGTAGCCATCAGTCGCTTCCGGAATGGGTCGCGGAGCTACAGAAGCGCCGGTACGTCTGGGGAACGGATTACCTTCCTCACGACGGTGGCCAGACGCGCGGTCAGACCGGTAAGACCGACGCACAGGTTGTGCGGTCGTTTGGGCGAAGCGTTGAAGTTATGCCCAGAAGTGATATAGAGGTGGGTATTCGCGCCGCGCGAGGGATGTTTCCCCGTGTGTATATGGACGAAGTTAAATGCGCTCGTTTAGTTGATTGTTTAAAGCGTTATCGGCGGTCGGTTCCGGTATCCACAGGGGAACCAGCTTCGCCGGTACACGATGAATACAGTCATGGCGCAGACGCTTTTAGGGGCTTGGGCATGATTGTGGATAAGATACGCAATGCGGGGGATAGGGCACCGCTGGAAGTATTGCCCAGTTTCACAACATTTGACGCGTCTATGGGCGCATTAGGGTAAATCACATGTCCGCACCAAACTACAGCGTAAATCTCCACGCGCCCCTCTACGAGGCGACGTACCGCGACGCCACTTTTTTTGGCTCAAATGGCGCTACGCCGTCGATCACCACGGTAGGTCTCGCGACGACGTATACGGGTTTGTGCCTGTACAACCCGGCGGGCACGGCCGTTAATCTGGCGGTGAGCAATGTGGGCTACTCGTTTCTGGTGGCCTTTCCTGCGGCGTCTACTATTGGTTTGATGGTGGGGTACGCGGCGGCTGGTATCGTTACCGCTAGCGCTGCGGCGTCTCCGGGCGCGTCGAGCAACATTGGCTCGGGTGTTACGGCGGGCGGCAAGTGCGCGTTGTCGGCGACGCTTGTCGGAACGCCCGCTCTGCATACGGTATTCGGCGCTGGCTTGACGGGCGCGATTACTACGACACCGCAGAACCAGACTATCTTTGATATGGGCGGCTCGCTCATTCTGCCTCCGGGCGCTTATGCTGCCATTTACACCTCTACGGCTTCCGGCGTTGCGTCGTTGGCCGCGTCGTTCCAGTGGGAAGAAGTGCCCGTCTAGGCACCGGAGAATTGCCGATGGAACTGCCCGAAGAGATTCAAAATCTACTAGACGCAGAAGAGTACCGGGATGCCGTTAGTCTTAGCGTTATCGGGCTGGCTATCGCTGCACGACGCGACGAAGCCAAAAGCGCGCGCAAACAGTCAGGCGTTGAAGACACTTGGCTAGAAGCGGAAGAAGCCTATCTGGGCATCGACGACGCTAACCGGGCTGAGTTTGCTTCCGCCCGCTGGATGAAGCCCCAGAACATGGACGGGCCGATTACCACATCGCGGCGCGACGTATCCGAAGAGGTTAAGTCATCTGTCTTTGTTCGGCTAACCTCGCGCTATGTAGACGCCGGTTCGGCGAAGTTGGGCGAGATTCTTCTGCCTATTGACGACAAGGCGTTCAATCTATCCCCCACTCCAATACCGGATCTTATCAAGGGTAAGGCTGATCTAAGCCAAGTCGTGCATAACGGCGTTCCGTTAGAGAAGGCAGACGGCCCCCTCACGGTAAAAGATCTTGCCGAAGAGAAGATGAACTTAGCCACTACGAAGGCTAAAGCCGCCGAGAAACGCATCTACGACTGGATGGTCGAGTGCCAGTACCCGGCGGAAATGCGTAAGGTTATTTTCGACGCCGCCCGCGTGGGCGTGGGCGTGCTGAAGGCTCCGTACCCTAGACTTGTTAAGGGTATGGCTATGACAAAGAACGTGCTGCAAATAACAGAGCGGGTTGTGCCCGCCACTAAATGGGTTGATGTGTGGAACATCTACCCAGACCCTGCTTGCGGTGAGAATGTTCAGGACGGCGACTATATTTTTGAGCGCGATTATCTGTCCGCGCGTCAGCTACGCAAGCTGAAAGGTCTGGACGGGTATCTGTCGGATCAGATTGACAAGGTTCTCAAGGAAGGACCGAACAAGATCAGTGTAGATAATCCCGGTCGTCCGGATGAAAACTACGGCAAAAATCGTTTTGAAGTCTGGTATTATTACGGTTCGTTGAAGCGTGAAGAGATGGAGCGTTGTCGGCCGGGGTCTACACGCGATGTAGACAAGACCGAAGTGTACGCGCTTGTAACGCTGGTCAACGACTCAGTCATTCGCGCGACTATCAACCCGCTTGATTCGGGTACCTTTCCCTACCATTCGGTTCCTTGGCAGCGGCGACCGGGCCACTGGGCCGGTGTAGGTGTAAGCGAACAGGTGAGAATGCCCCAGCGCATGGTTAACGCCGCGACGCGGGCTCTACTGAACAACGCGGGTAAATCCGCCGGTTGTCAGTTCATCATTGACCAAGGCGGAATTATTCCCGGCGACGGGCGCTGGACGCTGTTACCGGACAAGATCTGGTACAAGGTGGCTGACTCGGTAAGCGACGACGTTCGCAAGTCCTTTACCTCAATCGTCATACCGAACATGACGCCACAGTTGATGTCTATTGTTGAGTACGCTTTTAGGCTTGCCGAAGAATCAACCTCTATCCCTTTGATTACACAGGGGCAGTCGGGCAAGACGACACCCGATACTTTTGGTGCGGCCCAACTTCAGAACAACAACGCTAACCAGCTTCTGCGTAGTATTGGGTACGCGTTCGATGACTACATCACAGAACCGGTCATTCGGCAGTATTACGAATGGCTTCTGCTAGACCCCTCGATTTCAGAAGATGAGAAGGGTGATTTCCATATCGACGCTCACGGGTCCGTGGCGCTAGTAGAGCGCGCTATTCAGGACCAAACCATCATGCAGATGGCCCAGATGGCCAAAGACCCTGCGTTTGGCGTGGACCCCAAGAAGTGGTTCAAGTTGATGGCCAAGTCCAAGCGGTTGGACCCTCGCGAGCTACAGTACACAGACGACGAGTTGGCCCAGCTCATGCAGCAGCCACCCCCGCCGCCGCCTGCCGTACAGGTCGCGACTATTCGCGCCGATACCGACAAGGCCAAACTTGCTGCAATGCAACAAGACGGTAAAGCCAACCGTGATGTGGCGATGCAGAAGATCAAAGTCGATACGGATCGTGACACGGTTTACGTTCAATCGGAGCAGGAACGCACGCGAATTGTTGCCGAAACGCGGATGCGCGAAATAGAGGTCAAACGGGAATTGGCGTTGCTTGAGTACGCCAACCGGCACCAGATTAGCCTTGAGAATGTGAAGGCTATGCTGGCTAGAACGGCTATGACCTTGGCGGCGCAGAAGCAGCTAGCCGGAGTGAGCCACGCCGTCGATTTGCATAAAAATAAGCAGGTAGCTCGGCCAGCGGCCGAACCGCCGGGGCGCGCGGCTAACGGGCGGGCATTTGAACAATGATACAAGAACTCATAGGGCGGGTTTTTGCCGCGCGGGATATAGCGCACCGGGCGCATTGGCGCACAACTAGCTATTCTGAGCATAAGGCTTTGAATAAGTTCTACGAAAAGCTCCCTAACCATATCGACGCCATTGTCGAAACGCACCAAGGTGTGTTGGGTTTGGTAGACCCCGAGATTGTTCTGGCGGAAGACCCCAAGGATCTTCTTGTCTGGATGAAGGGCGAGGCCGATTGGATCGAGGCTAACCGCGAGCTTATCGCTATGGGCTCCAATGCCGTAGCCAACTTGGTTGACGGTTTGACCGGTCTTTACCTGACCACCATCTACAAGTTGGAGAACTTGAGATGATTCTAACCGACGGGGAGCGAAACCACCCCCTCTGGCGTAAGTTAGACGAACACCTACAAGCTCGCCTACTTATTTTGCGGGCAAAGAATGACGGGCCACTAGACGCATTGCAAACTGCGACTATTCGTGGTCAGATAACCGAAGTAAAGGCGCTGCTCTCTTACGGGGCAGTTCCGCTACTAGACTAACAGACCACCGAATAGGCCGTCTGTCTCTAATGGAGTTCTTAATGGCTGATGAGGCTGTTGTAAAAGACGATCTGCAATTCGAAATGGGGTTTGACGATTCGATACCTACGCCTCCCGCGCCGGTAGAAGACACAGGCCCTAAATATGTTCAAGTAACCGAAGACGACTACAAAAAGTTTCAGGCAAACGCAGATAGCATCTCCGAGATGCGAACTGCGTATCAGAAACAGTTTGATACGGCTTTTGGTAAACTTGGCGGAGTTGAACGGACGCTTACACAGCTCACCGCTACTGGACCCGCAGTGGATTTAACGGACGATGTTGTTTCTGATCTGGCCGAGGATTTTCCGGAACTAGCTGCTATGCAGTTGAAATCGTTCCAGAAATTTGCTCAGACCTTACGAACTAACCCCG